CTCGCCGCCTTCCGGCGCTCCTACGCCTTCTTCACCACCGAGATCCAAGTCACCGCCTAGGTCACCCCCAAGGTCGCCACCCAAGTCGCCACCGAGATCTCCTCCGAGACCACCGCCTTCTTCACCACCAAGCTCAGCACCTTCGTCAACAACCGACTCAAGAGCCTGCTGATATTTGCGATCATAGAAAGTCTCGCGCTGATTGCGAAGGAACTCGGAATCGGACATGCCAAGAATGTTGGCTGCGACCCAACGCTTTGAGAATGTGCCTTCTGGAACTGATGTAGCAGTTTCAAACTTTGTCTTCATGTACTCAAGCTGCTGTAGCTCGGCAAGGCGCGAGGGGTTGTTCAAAGTAATCTTAAATCCTAAAAGGTCTTGACCTCTAAAGCCTAGTGTGTAAAGATGCACTATCGCCATCTTCTCCAACTCGGAAACCAATGATCTTTGAAGTCTATGAATAGTTCTTGCGAAACGGATATCCTTCTGTGCTAGGGTAGTCTTATCTTCTGTCCCGCCTTCAAGGTTGGTTAGATAAGACTGTGGGATCTTGATCGCTGCGAATAACTTATCACGAAGATACTTAACGTCTTCAATATCGTCCAAAGACTTGGCGCCAGGAAGCGATGTAATCTCCGATCCAACGCCACCACGCATCGGAATAAAGTAATCTTCTTCAAGTGATAGCGGATTGTAGCGAAGATCCACGCGGCCAGTTGTGGCATTCACAAGAGAGTTACGCTTCATTTCCGACTTGACTTTTTCCATATATTGTGGAATATCTTGTGGCGGAATGTTGCCTACGTCAATCTTGAATACTCGGCGCTCTGGGGCACGAACAACACGATAAGCAATCATCGCATCTTCTAGAAGTGTAAGCTGTCGCCAAATACGTCGGGCAGGATCCAAAACAGATGTGCCGTATGGCGAGTAACGATCGTTGCCTAAAATGCGGAAGTGCGCAACCTGCCAGTTCTCAAAGGTCATACCGGCGCCGTTCCACTGATATTGAACGTAGTTAGGGTTTGTTTGGTCCTGACCTTCAAGGCGCTCTACTTCGTTGTTGGGCATACCAATAAGAGATGTAATGCCTAGCTTCTCGTCAATGTCCATATAAAGGAAGAAATCGCCATACTTGCACATAGAGCGCGCCCAACCAAAGCAGTTGAACTCAATGTTTAGAACGTCGTAGAATAAGGACTCAAGGATAGTTTTAATTTCGTGGTTGAGACAATCAATGTTTAGAAGACGATCATATTCGTTTGATGTCGTCATCTCATCAGCATAGATATCTAGAGCGGTAGCAATCTCAGGCATGTATTCCATTTGCTCAAAATCAATGTAGCGCTCTGCTCGGTTTTGGTTACGGAATGCTGCTGATGTGTAAAGGTTGTAGTTCTGAGACATGTTAGAATCGTGTCTCTTGAACTCCTGGCCAGACATAGAACGAAAACGATAACGATATTTATCCAGATCCGCTCTTCTTTCCTGTCTACCAACTTGTGTACGGTAGTTAACGACTGGTCCAGATAAAAGTCTGGTTAGTCTTTTGAACAGCGGTGACGCTGGATTCCTTGGGTTGTTCTCTTTCTTGGCCATGTCTTATCCTAACCTTTTATTAATCCTATGTATTGGTGTTGAAAGTCTACTGCCTGCTTAGCTCTTTCAGATTCTTTTGTTATCTTATGTCCCTGCATCCCAGGAATAGTCGTGGCAATAGAAGTTTTCGCCGTGCTGATAGCAGACAAGAAAGATTTGCTGTACTCCACGTTCTTTTGGCTTTCTACAATCACGGTATCTCTCACCCAGCATCCAATAGCGAACGACATTGTTAGATCGTCGTTGTAACTTCTCATCGCCTGCGGTCTTCCGTGATGCCAAATAAATGTTTTCATTTCAGAAAGCAAACGATTTGAGTTAATCGTAATTAGTTTATTTCTCATAAACTCTTCCATTTTCGCAACGATCAAAGGTCTTGTTTTGGAAGAAGTTGTAAAACCGGGTATTACGTTTGATTGCCATTGTGCGGTTAGGGGATCGACATATTGGTGATCACCCTTTGTTGTGTAGTAGAGATTAGGATACCCTTTATCTATCAACTTTTTAAGAACAGCAAAGCCAATATTATTGTTTTCTATTACCAACATAGGATTGCCGTATTCAGCTGCTACATTAGATAGAATATCTGCAAAGTCGTCTGGTGTTGGTTTGCCTACATATTCAGCGACTTGTTCAAGGTTCGCAAGTTCTATAATATGAAAAGCGCTGTTATCTTTACCGTCGCCACGAGCAACGTCGGCAACAATCAGATAATGGTTCTCTGGGTTGTATTGTTTCCAAATCCAATAGTTTCTATCAAAGCCAGTGCGATACTCTGGTGCGCGGGCTTTTTCCATATACCATTGTAGATCATCTGGGTGGATAACAGTTTCACCAGATACATTGAAGTTACACTCCAACTCCTGAGCGATCTGGCGCTTGGACATATTTCTGGTTTCTTTCTCAAACCATTTCTTATCACGCTCAGGGTGAACATCCCACATAAGGGTCGTCATATGAAAATCATTTATGCCGGCTTCTGCTTCAACACAGTTTTGGTGGAACCAGTTACCTACACCGTTAGGAGTGGATAGCGCAATGCAGCGACCACCTGTGGATAGTGTGGGATAAAGCGCGGTCCATAGATCTTCTAACTTCTCAACGTGAGCAGCCTCATCGATGATCAGAAGCGAAAGTGCCTCGGAACGACCAGCATCGCCAGAAGTTGATGAGCCTTTAATCTGCGAACCATTGGAAAGCTCAAATGATGTTCTGTTATCTACTGTAATATCAGAGATCTGCATCCACTTGGGCAGGTTCTTAATGATCGCTTTTACTTTTTTGACTAAGTTAGTAGCCGTTTGTAGCTTGGTAGCAACGACAAGAATGTTCTTGTCTTTATGAAACAACATTAGCCACGCCACATACGCAGCACTAATAGTAGAAATACCCAACTGTCGGGCTTTTAGAATAATATTAAAACGATAATCGCGGAAGTCTTTTAAAAGATCCTGCTGATAATCGAATGCTTTGAAAGGAATTAAACCTTTCTGCGGGTGTGAGATGCGGCAGTAGTTTGTTGTAAAGTAAACCGGATCTTTGCCGGCTTTAACAATCTCTTTTAGTATCTCTTTCTTTGTAAGAGCAGCCATATTAGACCTTCACGTTTGAAGGCTTCTTAGCTTTATCTCTCCCTAATGCAAGAAAATCTCTGATTGCTTTATCAACGCGCTCTTCATCAGAACCGCCGTTAACCTCAACAACATCAGTTAAACCGCCGATGCGATAATCACAATGAGCCTGAACGTCGGTGCGGTAGTTGGAAATACGCTGCACCAAAACATGTGGCTCACCTTCCTTTGTTAAGGTTAGTGAATCGCCCGTGACGGCTTTGTATTCTTTCTTTAGGAAGTTAGCAATGTCTTGCAGACGCTGCTCAATCTCACCTTCAAAGCCTTTGTCTTGGACTTCTTTTAGTCTTGTCTCTGCTTGATAAGTAATGCGAAGAATTGGACCGTGAAACTTAACACCAAAACCATCCATTACGCGGCGGTCTCTAATAAAGTGTCCGTTCTCTCTTTTGAGACCTACTTCTCTTGCTCTGTCATCTGCTTGTAACGTAGCGTCGTGGGCTCCGTCATAAGCATTTGCAGCCGCTTGGCTGATTCCTTTTACAATGTCGTATACTGATGCCATTTTATTGTTCCTTGTTTGGTCTCCATCCTTCTGTCCATCTATCTTCTCTTCCTTCGATGTGTAGAATATAACATTTAAAGCAAGCTTCAAACTTATTCATATACAAATCATCACGAGGATGAAAAGAATATTTGGAACAAACAGGACAAGTCCTATTAATATCTCTATTAAGTAGTTTTTTGTTTATTAAAAATCCGTCTGCTTCTATTTTGTCTTGAGATTCAGCATTCTTCGCAAACTTCTGCTGTTCTATCTTAGACTGTTGGATATATTCTTTTTCTTTGTCTTCATCCCAATAGCGTCTTGGATTGTGTGTGGCTTCTTCGCCATACTTTTGTGAAATAGCTTTTTCTAACTTAACGATGTAATCTTGTTTATCGCTCATTGCTTTACAATCTCCGTAGATAAAGCAAAGATGCCTAATGAAGTAAGAGTACCAACACCAAACCCTAACGCAACCCATAGTGGGCCCTGACTTGGCTTTTGTTTTACAATCAAATCTGTTAGACGATCATTCTCTGCTGTCTTCAATATCATCATTGACTCGTATCTATCTTTCCAAGATGTAATCTCAATATCTTTAAAGTCAAGTTGTAGCTCATAGTTTTCTTTTAGAAGGCTTAGCTGATACTCTAAACGCAGATCGCATTCTTCGTCTGTAAATCTTTTATCGTTTAGAACCTTTGCCGCAGCGTCCAAAGATAGTAAGACACCATCAAAAGGAACAGGGTCGCCTTTCTTCACTGAAAGAACTGTGTTGTCTTGGGCATATGCTACGTTTGGTGCTAATAAGCTAAGAACCAAACAAAAAAGTAATAATCTTTTAACCATTTTCTAATCCAAAAGCGTCGGCTATTTCCTTAGCTAACTTCTCTGGATCATTATAACTTTCATCTACAAGCTTTTTAAGTTCTTCTTCTTTTGCCTTATCGAGCTTGTCGGCTTCTTCTTCAAACTTTCTTTGAATATCATCTTTCTCTTGAAGATGTTGTTCGAGGCGCCGGTTTTTCTCATCTATTTCCGTATTATGAATATGCGAGAGTGTTTCCATTTCTTGATCGTGCTGGTCTCTCTTTGCATCAAGCAGATCCATAACGCGCGCTAATAACACTCCGTTTCTCATAAGAGCAGAAGCTAATGCTGCGCCTATAAACAATAAGACAATAATGATTGCCCACCAAAACTTTTTAGC